CTGTTGGACCCTTCCGGACTGGGGCCAAATTGAACCCCATTGCGCTTATGATCTCACGCTGCTCTTTGGTGGTGTCACACCCGTCGGCGACACCCTTGATGAGAGTGTATGTCTGTTTGCCGACGGGATCGCTGGCGAAGAAGCATGGTTGCCACTCGCTCCAGTCTTTGCCATTCGGTGGTACCAGGCCAAACATGGCCCAGTTTCCTCGAGTGTTCAGAACCATCCCCACACCACATGTGTCGATGGCTGTGCTCCTCCCGGAGCGGCCAGTGATGGTCACCTTTGGTCCGCGAAGGTGGCCATTGTAGATCATAAGAAGATCAAGCCGTAGCTTGACCTTCACCCCGTCCACGATCTTCATCCATGAGACACCCTGGGTACGGGTCATCTCTTGGAACATCGAATCGGCCATTGCCACGTGTGCAGTCTTGACCATGGCGACTTTCGATCCGAGCACGCCTCCCTCTACCTTTGCTCTCTTCAGGATTTCAGTAAGTCGTCTTCCCCCGTACAGTTTGAGAAGCCGGCGCGACTCACTCTCGGAGAACCCCATGCTGATCGCTTTCGCGACCAGCTTTTCCTCTCGTGAGTCCTTTTCTTGCTCCTGCTCCTGCTGTACCACGTTCTCAGCTACTGCTGCTGCCATAACCGATCTCCTCCATCTCCCTAGTCCATATCTAGGAAACTGATCACTGCCACATTTGTCTTATAGCGTTGGCACAGATCAATTTGTAGCGTATATTCGAGCAGATGCAGTCAGAACAGATCAGCGATTACAAGGATTTTTACGTAGATGCCAAGCGAGCTATTGATACTGGAGTCTTCAACCAAGAGGTTGAGGACGAGATCGATCGTATCATGGCCGAGCTCAATGAAGAGGATGAGGAGATAGCTGAGCTATTCGAGGATGAGGATCAGATACTCACGTCCAAGAGACAGATAGAAGTACTCCCATCAGACTTCACAGAGTTTGCCATACGCATTCCGGTATCTGGTGATCTGGAGCCTTTCAGCTTCGATCACAGAAGGTACCTCAAGCCGATCTATGATACACCAGCAAGAAGGACACTTCTGAAGTGCGCTCGTCAGACCGAGAAGTCGACATCACTTGGTAACAAGAGTCTTGCTTACTGTGGGATCAACTACGGCTTCAAGGTTCTCTATGTCAGTGCTACGGCAACGCAGGCACAGGTCTTCAGCGTTGATCGTATCAAGGAGCCATTGGACATCTCTCCAGAGATGAGCTTCCTGATCGATACCAAACTGAATCAGAACGTTCTATTCAAACAGTTCAAGAATCGATCCCAGATCAGGATCAGGTACGCATTCCTCAATGCAGACCGAACTCGTGGCATTCCAGCGGACATGATTCTGATCGATGAGATACAGGACATCTTCTTCAGCAACGTACCTGTCATAGAACAGTGCGCATCCCACTCACAGTGGAAGATCTACTGCTACTCTGGAACACCCAAGAGCCTAGACAACACGATCGAGGTGTACTGGTCCAACTACTCTACTCAGAACGAGTGGATCGTTCCATGTGAACGGCATGGTGTTCCGAGCAAACCGAACACCTGGTTCTGGAACATTCTTGGGATCAAGAACATTGGCAGGAAAGGATTGATCTGTGCCAAGTGCGGTCAGCCTATTGATCCAATGCACCCTATGGCTAACTGGGCATCCAGGCAACCAGTTACGGAAGAGAATGCGCATAGGGTAACGTTCGAGGGCTACCGTATCTCACAGTTGATGGTCCCTTGGGTAAACTGGCAAGACGACATCATCATGGCGCTCGAGCGCTATGGCACAGCTAAGTTCCACAACGAGGTACTTGGTCTGTCATACGATTCAGGTATTCGTCCGCTAACCAGAACACAAGTAAGATCATGCTGCAACAAGAACATCCGGCTTAGCTATGTCGTTGAGAATGCACAGAAGTGCTACGGTGGGGTATTCGTTGGCGTGGACTGGGGGACCGGAGAGGCTGATTCCTATTCTGTGATCGCATTGGGTGGGTATATGGGTGGGGAGTTCCAGATCTTCTTCGTACACAGATTCATTGGTGAAGATCTAGAACCACAACGACAGCTACAGATGATCTCGCAACTGCTAGTGTCGGTTCAGTTCAAGCTCATTGGTGCGGACTACGGTGGTGGCTTTGATCGCAATGACTTCTTGCAGAGAAACTTTGGACCACTGCGTCTAGCCAAGTACCAGTATGCTGGATCACCTAAAGCGAAGGTGAAGTGGCAGCCCAAACTAGGCAGGTTCATCCTCCACCGTACTGAGGTCATGAGCGACATCTTCAACGCGATCAAGTACAAGAAGATAGCACTGCCCAACTGGGAAGACTTCTCATCTCCGTACGCAGACGACATGCTCAACATCTTCAGCGAGTACAATGATCAGCTAAATATGATCCAGTACAAACTGAGCCCTGGAAAGAGTGACGATACTTTCCATGCGATCTTGTACTGCTTCCTCGTCTCAATGCTTGCAAAGCCCAGACCCGACATCATCATCCCTCTCCATGCCGGCCACGTTGATTTCCGTAGACCAGGATGATCAGCTAAGGAAAGGAGCCGAGAGAGGTAGGATCCCGGTTGGGTTCTCGGCTAGAGATCGATGCAGATAGCACCGGCTTCGGCCTGCCTTATGAGAGGAAGTGCCCATCCGGAGATGTACTCTACGCAGATGTACTGAGCATCCAGGTGGCAATCGGCGGATATTACCTCTTCCGGCGTTTCGAGGTAGTAGGCCACATCCAGTTTTCCGTCGTGCATCACTCTGATCGTGAAGCACCCGTTCGCACCTCTACGTCCCAAGAGCTGACAACTCTTGGAACGGATTGGGCGAAGACGCCACCCCCGCTTACAGGGGTCTGTCTCTGCGGTGTGCCCACTTCCGGCCCACATAAACGCCGGTATCGTCGTGTCTACCTTGAACGTTTTCAGCATAACTGCCTTCCTTTCTACTGATCTTATATACTGATCTAAGTGGGAATTTCTATGATCAGCTAAGGAAATTTGCCTAGAAGTTAGGCTAGGTGGGACTATTGTAAAACTTTTCCATTTCTTCGATTACGGCGAGTTCTTCTTGAAATGTCAGACAGTGTTTCAAACTACCATATAGTGCGTATCCTGGTCTGTATATCAATGCAACTTGTCTGCTGCCATGGGAGTTGTTGACTAGCAAGCTGGCGCCTCCGTCTATTTGCTTGAACTCAGGTCTCAATCCAAAGCCGCAGATTCTTGAGCACCTCTTCATGATTGTATGAAAGGGTGTCATAGTACTTTCCTTTCTATTGATCTGCAGAACGCTTCTTGAAGTACCGTACTACCCTCCATGGGATAGACGGAATGATTATGGCCTCTAACAAGTCCAGAATACATTCGATGATCTTTTGCATCATCGATTCTCCTTTCTACTGATCTTATATACTAGATCAGCTCTATATTTTACCATGACCAGGTAATGAAGAGAGCCGATCTTTTGATCGACTCCCTTCCGGACTCTCGTTGGAGTGCGGTGAGTAGGCGCTGGCCAGGCGCGGGTCAGGGGAGTAGGCCACTGTCTTCTCCCCTCCCAACTCTACTCGGCCTCGGCCTCAGCAGCCTCGTCCTTCTTCGTCGTCTTCTTCTCGGGCTTCTTCTTCGTCGTCTTCTCGGCCTCGGGCATTGGAACGCCCTGGGACCGTAGATACGCCTGCCCGAACTTGAGCGCCTCTTTGACCACGTCCGCCACCGCCTGCTGATTGCGGATGGCATCGAGTGTCGCCTGCACCTCCTCCAACACCTCGTTGCCCATCTCGCAGAGGCGCCCCTCACGCTGATGGCACACCGCTGTGCCCCGAGCGAGGCCGACGGCCACGCCCGATGCGGCGCCGATCGCCACGTTCAGACCGGTGCTCCCAACCCCGAACGCCTGCTCGATCAGGATGCCGCCGGCGGCGCCCATTGCGCCAGTCTCGACGGCTTCGGTTGAGACCTCGATCCAATTGTTACGGAGAGTCGAGCCGATGCTGGTCTCGAACCGCGCTTCCTTCTTCTTTTTCTTAGCCATGACATGCACCTCCCGATACCGGGTAAGATTGATTTCTTTCCGGTTCAATGATCTTATATACAGATCAATGGCTGGATTTTCAGTTTAGGTGATCTGGAGGTGCCCTTTACGGCCTGTACTCTTCAACTGCTTGGCTAATTGATCGAAGATCTCTATATCAGAGGCAGCCATCCTAGCTAGAAGCTTTCTGGACGGTCCAAGCTGGGCTGATTTCTCTACGAACAGTACTGCGATCGTAGACAGGTTCTTCCTGCCGTAGTGGAGTAGATCACGAATACGTTGCAGATTCAGATCAGTCCCTAGGTTTCTGTTCTCAGCTACGTAACGTGTCATGTCTATGCACAGTCGGTAGAATGTACTCCAGCTATGATCTACGTTCATCATCTCGTTGAGCCGATCGATCTCCACCTCTGTGATCTTCATGAAGACTTCGGCGTACTTCAGCATCTCTTCGACAACCCAAGCATCCTGACCTGAAGCCAGCATGATGTTCTCGTACAGATTGTACAGATCAGTATCGTCCATGTGGATGAATCTGGATGCAGCTTGCCCACTCACCTCCAGGATCAGATTTATAGCGTTTTCGAGACGGTGAACCTTCTGTTCCAGGAAGAGCAAACGTCTAATCAACTCTCCCGGTTTCATTTCGCCGGCGATATTCAGTCTATGAATCTCTGCAAGATCTTCTTGGTGGACCAGGATGTTGTCTCCATCAGCTCTCCAACGCATGAGACCCTGATCCAAAAGGTCATGCACTTTTTTAGGTGTACACCCAAGAATTTTCGCAGCTTGAGACACTAGAATGTACTTGACATCACTTCCCATTAGATCTCTCGTGTGCTACGTTGATGGTATCAGAGACACGGCCGGACGTGTATCTCGAGAAGGAGACCGGCCATGACGAGGGATCGACATATGATAGGAGCACAGGCAGCGCACTTCACGATGGCTGAAGGATCTCATCGTGAGGTACAGCCGGAGCGGCTCCAAATGCTTGGCAAGCGGGCTAGTGCCATGTTCGTCGAGCAGGGGATCCCGCTGACCGATGCTGTAGTTCGTGTTCTCTCAGAGGAAAGTGGTCTGAATCGCAATCATGTCCAACGTGTGACTGAATTTGCGAACAACTACGCCTTTGAGGGATTGTTCAACAAGGAAGCCAGTGATCATAGAGTCATTGACTTCGGAGAGCATGGACCAGCAGATACGGCAGAGGTTCTGAAGGAGCTCAATTCAGTGGGTCGAGAGCAGATCAAAACGGCTGCAAGGCAGCCTACGATCAGCCGGCGCTTTGTTCCAGGACAAGATAGCGCACAAGAGAGCTACGCTCTTACGAAGACCGCTGCCGCTGCACCAGCTTACCAGTATGTGGATCCGTATCGGGAGCTGGGAGAGCTGCGAGACGACGTGAAGCGAGCAAAAGAAGAAATGCTCGAGAAGGTCAGTCAGGCTGGTCTGGAGTACGAAGCAGCTTGCAGATCGCTGTATGACCTGACCAAACAGGCGGTGCTGGGTGGATACTCTCCAGCAGATGTCACTGTTGCATTTCTGCAGACGGCCGTAGATCGGTCGCTGGTGAAGCTTGCTCTGAAAGAGATTGCACAGCGTATGGATCTGGATCAGATTCCGGCTGTGCCGATGACCAAGCAAGCTTCGGCTCGCCAGGTCAACCCAAAACACCCGCTCATGGGGGCCTTCAGTGCCTTCACGAAGACGGCAGTAGACTACTTCGGCAAGATCAAAGCTGCTGAGGATCTCACGAAGCAGTACGGTGTTGTCGATCGAAAGCTGCGGGGTATGATCCAATGATCGAGAAGTCAGCCCGCCTCATGGCCGCAGACCTGTTGGTGCGCAAAGAAAAAACAGCAGACGCTATGGGCACCATTGGTAAGGGCATTTCAGGGGCCGCCAAGGGTGTATGGAACGTTACGGGCGCAGCTACGCGTGGCGCCGCCGAAGAACTCGGCAAATACGGTCCAGTAGGCAAGATCGTTGGCGGTGGAGTCCGAGCTGCACCAGTAGTCGGAACTGTTGCTGCGGCAGACTATGCTGCAGGAGATCCAGCAGGTAAGCATCTTCGAGAGAAGCTCGATGAGTTTCGTGCTCGTCGTGCTATGCAACAGGCTGTGTACGATCCACAGTCGGGGATGATGTACTGATGCGTGATCCAGTAACAGAATTCCTTGGCATTGAGAAGTGTGCCGGTTGGGGCGAGTTTGCTGGACAAGCCGCTGTCACCGCTGGTCTCATTGGAGTCGGTCACGTAGCAGACGAAGTGTATAGCAGAGTCAGCAATTCAATCGGCAGGGCTCAAGGGTTCAGACGTATGCTGGAGCATAATCCTGAGCTAGCCAAAGAAGATCGTGCGAAGGTACAAACGCTATACAACACTCTCCATAACGTGAGTCCATCACTCGCCCGTGATCCTCTAGTGGCAAACTCTTGGGTCAAGCGGATGATGTACCAGGATGAGTACGTTGATCCGAAGACTTTGAGTGATCTTGCCACGGCAGAGCAGAGAATGGGTCAGGCCGCTGGCTATGGAGATAGATTCTCTGGCATGATGACGGAGGGAGTGAAATCCACTATTGGTGGGAGACAATTTCCGTGGATGCCTCAGAGGCCGTAGTGCGCCATGATCATCAAACAGTGTCAGTTTTCGGGATGTGATAACCACGGTGTTCATGTTCACCTAGTTCATCCTGGTTACGACAACGAGCAGCTAGTCAAAACAGCTGCCGCTTCTCCCCCGCAGCTTGAGATCATCCAACGACATTTGAAGAGTATGAGCCGTGCTGACGGAGTGCTCTACACTCTAGTGAGCGCTCTCGGTGCAGGTGAATACTGGGGATCGAATAGCAACGCGGACTGGTTCGGTACAGATGCTCTTCTGCATGTTCCTCCCGACTGGGACTTGATGCCTGCCAATCAGCAGAGGTTGATGGGGCAGAGATGGCAGTGGGGCTACCCCACCTTCTACAATGCGTACGCGTATCAGCATCATGTGAACAAAGATCCAGCTCGAGCATTCGGCAACATCGAGTATGTCTTGTGGGACTCTCGGATGAAGAGAGTGCTCTTGATAGTTGGAGTAGATCGTCGCAAAGCGCAAGAGATAGGTGCCCAAGGTATTGTCGATCGAATTGAGAATGGGGAGTATCCAGATGTCTCCATGGGATGCAAAGTCCCATTCGACGTTTGTTCGATCTGTGGGGATATGGATTTCCTTCGTCCATTCTTGGGCAAGCCCGCTGACATTGTGCGCATGCACAAGCAGAAGCCGATTCGGGGAGTCAGCACAACAACAGAAGAGTATTGTCAGCACCTAAAGTTCGAGCTGAACAAGATCTACCCAGATGGGCAACGAGTGATGATGCTCAATGTCCACCCGAGATTCTTCGATCTCAGTTTCGTATTCATTGGTGCCGACAAGACGAGCAAGATGATAGCTAAGTTGGCTGCTGGACAATGTCCAATAAGGTTGAGCGCACCGATCTGCAAACACGGATGTACACAATGTAAGAACGGTGCTGTTCCCTCTCCACATGTGCATGAGGTATGGTCGAAGGAGAAGGCCGCATCTGATCACAGTTGGGAGATCATGACCGGAGCTCCAGTCGAAATGGATCATGACGATCGATTCTCTTCTACTCTCAAAGCTCCTTACGTAGCGAAGCCTCCAACCGTAACAGCTGAGATGGTCAAAGAAGCGTACGGGGATTATGGGCTCGAAGAGTTCGAAGAGGAACCTGGAGCTGCAGAACCGGTAGCCAACTACTTCAAGAAACGTATTGGCGGAAGAATGATCAAGAAGTCGGAGATAGCCAAAAGGGTATCTTCGCACTTCGGAAGATCAATGCCTTCTATTGAACGTAGTGAGCAGGACATTCCACATCACATTCAGGATGAGATGGCTGAAGATCTTCCTCATAGCCTCAGCTCTGCTGGTGGTCTAGGGATCGTTGTGAAGCCGCGAGAGTTCCAGAGGATGATGTTGATCTCTTCTGGACACCGTAACTTGGCAGAAGATCTCGATGGGCAAGGAGCATCCTTCTGTCCTGGTGCTCCTATGGATCGTGGGTTCGGAATAGCCGACAGAGTCATTCCCAGGATCCTGGAAGCCTTGATGCCTTTGATTCACGATCGTAGTTCCTTCGGTCCTGCTCTCCACAAGAGGATTACAATCGTCATCCAGAAATCTCCACATGAGCACGAAGGGCACTCAATGCATCATGTAGGTGGAGATCTCATGGATAAAATCAGTAGTGCATATACGTCTTATAGACGTGGACTGATCTATAAGACCGCTAGTCTCGTTTCCCAGGCTTTGAATGAGAAACCAGAGATCTTGAATCAACTGTACGGTGGTGATCTGGTTCGAGCGTTCGGTGGGGGTCTTGTCAAAGCTGGGGGCAATGTGATGGAATCTTTGATTGGAGGCATGCTACCTTTGATCTACTTGAATCAGGCGCACTTTGGTGGACCTGTATCCGAGTACGTTCAAGGACACCTCGATCTTGATGGGCTCATCAAAGCAGGTGGGCTCGCAACTTGCGGCGGGTTGGCGTAGGTCCCAGAGGACCGAGGAATCGTCCTCGCCTGTTGGTTCGGAACTAAACACTCAGTAAGGGAGAATAGATCAATGAACGAGTTCCTGGCAGGCTACTATGGGACGGACGCTAACGGCGGCAATGGTGACGCGGACGCCCTCGAGAAGATGGCTCAACTCACTCTCCTGGTCAAAGAAGCTGAGGAGAATGACATCGACATCTCTTCGCTTTCGGACGAAGAGGCCATGCAGCTTGCGGAAGAGCTGTACGGCGATGATGGCTCCGATGCTGGTGAGCAGACCGGAGAAGAGGACCTCGAGAAGGAGGCGCAAGCCAAGTTCGAGGAGGCCGACTTCCTGGGTCGAGTGATGGCCCATTCCATGTGGCAAGAGCTCGACAGCATCCAGAAAGAAGCTGGTGCGGTTGGAGAAGCTGCCGGAAAGGCATGGAAGTGGATGAGGGCCGCTCCCGGAAAAGCTCACAAGGCGACTCTTGGCCGCCTCGGAGAGGCAGCCGCTGAAGCAGCCGAGAAGGGCACTGCTGGAAGGATCGCTGCGCAGCCGGGCCGTATGAGGAAGCAATACGGTGTCGAGAAGGCCCGAAAGATGCGCAAGGGCGAGTTCACCGAATCAGAAGCAGCCAAGATCATGAGGCGTGGCCGACAGGCCAACATCGCTACGCAAGCCGGTGCTGCTACTCTCGGAACAGCAGCACTCGCCGGTGGAGGCGTAGCCGCACACAAGGCTCTCAAGAAGAAAGGCTCCGCTCTCAACTCCTTGATCGAGCAACGAGCCATCGAACATCTCGCCGCAGCCGGCTACGTTGATCAACAGGGCAATGTCTACGCTGCTGTCGAGAAAACAGCGGCCGACAATGACTTCAACATGATGGTCGACAAGGCCGCCCTCGAGCTCCTCGAGCAGAACGGCTACCCGGTTCAGTGGCGGTAGTCGGATAAGTCGGAATATGGAGCTGACCATGTTGCATGCCTTGGTAGATGAGATGACGAAGATCTGTGCAGTCTCGTCACCATCTATCAAGGCTCCACCTACTCCTGGTGGGGTGAACGGCAATATGAGCGCTAAGCCACAAGGACCAGTGCCCATAGGCAAGATCACCGGAAAAGCACTTGGTGGCACCAATCTGATGAAGACCAACTACACTACTGCAAACACGAGAGCGCAGGCACCAGACATCGCTCTGACCTCTGAACAGAAGGCCCTTACGCCTCCGGTGGTCAGATCGTAGGGAGGTCCAATATCATGGGACAATCTCTTTCCAGACTGATCGAAGCCGCGCTCCTTGACGGCAACACCGGAGTGATGGAGAAGATCGCTCAGGAGGCCGAAGGCGAAACAGCCGAGCACGAGAAGTGTGAAGAGTGCGGAAAGGCTGCTGTCGCTGGATCGAAGTTCTGCAAGGAGTGCGCATCCAATAAGGCCCGATCGGAAGAGAAGGCCAGTGGAATGAGTGAGGGAGAAGGTAGCGAGAAGACCTCTTCCGCCCGGATCGAAAAGCTCGCCTCGGCGGTGGAGTTCATCCGGGATAACTTCCTCTCGATCCAAATGCCCGTAGGTCGGGTGAAGATGGCGGCTGATACCCCAGCCGATGTCGGACCCGGTCAGGGCGCAAATGCACTGGAGACCAATCTCAAGAAAGTGACTCCAGGAGAAGCTCCAGAAGGATTCGGTGAGGCCAAGGCAAAGAAGCCGGCCATGACCGTTCCTCTGGAAGTTGGAGCGTCGCCAAACGCAGCGGCGACTGCAATCCAGACCGACGCCAACAATCCTCCAGGTGGACCAGGTGAGCAACCTCAGATGATCCAAACTGGCGGTACTGGTGGCGACAAGCCGCAAGCCAAGACTGCCAGCGTGAACCGAATCATGAATGCCATGATGAAGTCAGCGGCTACTGACGAAGAGATCGCAGCCATCCGCAGAGAAAGAAAGTCAGGAGCTTTGCTAGGTGGTGCCCTCGGTGGTGCTGCCCATGGGGCAGTAGCTGGGGGTGCTTATGGTGGTGGTCTACCTGGGGTACTTCTAGGGGGCGTTGGTGGTGCCGCCGGCGGCGCCCTTGGTGGTGCTGCCTACGAATCCGATTGGGGTAGGCGCCATCCGATTGCCAGGCATGCGGTGCCCATCATGCTTCTGGGTGGCCCAGTGGGCCACGCTGGCGCTCTAATCGGTGCCCATATGGCAGGCGATGAGCCAGAAAAAACAGCGGCAGATGATCAGGGCGAAGATCACAAGACGCTCGCCCCAAGAACGATGGATGCCACCACACCGGAAGACAAGCCCTCTGGTGTGGAACGCCCAGCAGAGGTCACCTCCCAAGAGAAGCATATCTCTTCGTCAGAAGCAGCGATCAATATGACGAAGCGAGAAGGCAAGGAGGTTCCGAAGAAGCGAATGGGCGATATCCTGAGTGAGCCGATGCTTGCAGCATCGACCGACTCAACGCTTGGAAAAGCATTGGGACCTCAGGTAGTCAATCAGGCTGGTGCCAAGATCGCTGCGGCACAAGCCCGAGTCCTTTTGCAGAAAGTCGCATCGCAGAAATGCACCTGCAATAATGCAGGCTCATGCGGATTCTGCAAGATCGCTTCAAAGATGGACCAGAAGCACACGAAGCAGGCTGGAGCTTTGTGGGAAGCTGGTCGCAACCCGAGCACCCGCGCTCGGTCGGTGTAGGAGGCGCCATGAAAAAGCTGAGTGCACAGAACGTGGTTGCCATCCTCTCCGAGGTACCCACTGCTCTTCGTAAGCTTGCATCAGAGCGAGACGGCTGGAAGGCCCGAGCAGCAAAGGCTGAGAGCCGGATTGCCGAGTACGAGCGAAGAGAGCAGGTCGAGAAGGTTGCAGCAATGATCATGGAGAAGAACCTGAGCAAGGGTCAGACCATGGACGAGCTGCGAACTACTCTCATGCAGAAAGCTGCTGAGGGAAAGCTCGGAGTGGTGGCCGAGGCAGTCAACATGACCGCACGGTCCAATCCACTTGGGTATCTGGGCGAGGACCGAACGACCGGCGGCAGTGGCCATGCTGAGTCAGCGTTCGAGAACGCTATTCTTGGCTGAAGCCTGGGTGAACGAACAAGGAACCTGAACCGAAAGGGAGAATGATCGATGCCGTACGAGGCAACATTCCGTCTGCTCACTCCCGTGGCACTGGTGGAGAGGAAAGACTTCGTCATTTCCGATAGGAAGCTGCTCGAATTCGACAGCATCACTCCAGTTCCGTTGCTCATGGGTGAGTGGTGTACGCTCAATTCCGTCTACAAGCTCGACAGGGCAGCAAACCCTGGCGTGCCTCCTGGCCCATGGTGTCTCTTTGCGGAGCTCGGACGATCCGATACGCAAGGAATCGCCGAAGGCAAGGCTCCAGTGCTGTTCCACAACAGCTACTGGGCGGAAACCAAGATCTTCGCAGGGCACCCAGTGCTTGGTGCTGCTCTGGAAGTTGCGAACGTAACGTACCCGGCCGGCGTGACCCGGTCTGGTCTTCAAACCCATGGTGTTGGTACCAACCCCATTATCGGTTACGTGACGAAGGTCGATACCGATAACGGTGGATGGCTCCAGTTCCAGCAGTGCATGTACTAGAGGGAAAGGAGGAACAGAACAATGACAACGAGAGCTCAAGTCCTGAACGACCTGTTCGTCCAGAACCTCGATAGCTACGAAGGCAAGGAGAAGGTCGCACAAGCTGGTGGTACCTTCATCCGAGATCGTCTTCGTGAAGTCGCGTTCTCCAGGCAGGTCATCCCGCCCGAGAACGTCACCAAAGCCGACTGCCAGCGCAGCACGCGGCACGACACCTTGGTCAAGATCATCGACGTGGAACCCCAGAGCAAAGCGATGGCGATCACATTCCGTGGTCAGCCAAATGCTCGCTTCGTTCGAGGTTCTCGTGCGGAGATCCCCTTCTTCACCATTTCGTCAGAGAAGTTCGAGAAGGTGGAGCAGGAGCTGCTTGCCTACGAGATGCCGATCACTCGCATCATCGAAGACAACAGCGTGAAGGACATCCAAGAGATCGAAGACCGAGAGTTCTTGTTGCACATCGAAGCGGCTGTCCAGGCCATGCAGGCGGACGCAAACGGTGTTGCTGCTGCTCCGGCTCTCAACAACGCTGCCATCAATGGCGCCACTCCTCCGAAAGAGTTCTCAGTCCGCAAGGGCGAGCTCTGTCGGCAGGTTGGTGTGGCTGACAACTCGTACATCTGGCCGCTTCAGAGACCTGACCTGGTCAATATGCACAAGCTGCTGGATGGGAACCGCTTGAGGGCTGAGAAGATCCTCATGACGGAATACGACTTCGACGACCTCAACCAGTGGACCGTTGAGGACTTCGGCTCGAAGCTCGAAGGTGAGACGGCTGTAGACGGTTACAAGTACTCCACGCTGCTCGGTCGTGCGTTCGTCCGAACGATCAAAACCGACATTCTGCGTCCGGGGAACTTGTACGTCTTCACGTCTCCAGAGTTCTTGGGCAAGTTCTACGTCCTCAACAACACGAAGTTCTACATCGACAAGATCGCGAATCTCATCACGTGGCAATCGTGGGAAGACATCGCAATGTCGATCGTGAACATTGCTTCGGTTCGCAAGATGGAGCTCTACTCCGGTGATGCGACGGCGCACAATACGGATTCGATCCGTACTGACGTCACGCCGAAGGACGAGGCCGATCTCGGAGCCGTGAACAACCGAGTCGATGCCGGCTTGGTGTTCCCACAGGTGAAGGTCTACTAGATCCGCGCCTGCGCTGATCTTCGCGCTACTATTGAAGGGCGCGGCGTCAATCACCGGCGCCGCGCCCTTTGCTTCTCAGGAGGTTGATCGTGAGCGGAGTGTACATAGTAAAGAACATGTCGCGGGATATCCGAGCCAGGACCTCTCGAGTTCTTTCTCCTGGTCGTGGTGGGACGATCCAGCGTATCTGCGGTGGACGTATTCGGTTGGGTCGAGGTGACAGCGCAGTTCTGGGCGAAGATCAGCTCAAGGCCAACTACGATGAGCTGGCACGGCTTCAGAATCGTGGAGTGATCGAAGTCAGATTCGGGAGCAGAAAAGGCCCCCTTGTATCTTTCAAAGACTACGATCACCAACCGGAAGTTGAAGTTGCCAAAACAGAGTCGTCGACGCCCCCACCTACTTCAGAAGAGACAGTTGATGACAATGTGTTGATCGAGATCGAAGAGACTGAACCAGAGAAGCCACTCGACAAGATGAACAAGCAGGAACTGATCCTCTACGCAGCAGAAGTGCTGGGGGAGAAGCCTGAAGAGTTGGAGCTGCTCACCAAGAAGCAGATTCTGGAGAAGCTTTCATGATCATATACAACCTCACGGATAGGACTCCCCCGTGGGAGAAAACACCAAGAACAGCGCAGTCGATGAAGCTATTTGGTAAGCTGATCCCGGCTGGCGAGTTCATGGAGTTTTCGAGTTTTCCCCTCCGTGCGGTGACTGGTCTCATCAGTTCCCATACGATCAGTGTGGACAATCTTCCTGAGTGGTATCAGAAGATCGGATCCGACAAGAGGATGATGGAATCTGAAACGCCAGTGGTAGTTGAAGAGAGTCCAAAGAAGCGTTCTCGTAGGATCAGGGACGATCGATGACAACTCTTCAGGGCATGGATAACCCTCTGATACCGGGGGCTACACAAACGTTCAATGTCTTCGTATCGCAGACACGTTTGTTCATGCGAGACTTTCCAGAACTGAATCGACTGGTAGCTGGCGAAGAGTCGAGCGATAGGATGATCGCGTTTGCGGCTACGGAGGCTATGAGCGACTTCAACTCAGAGCCTCCACATCTGGGTTTCTACACCTTCGACATGTTCGTGTCGAAAGGGTGGATACATCCTTTGCGGATTGGTACCATCAATGAACTTCTGCACATGGTTGGATTGCTTCAGACCAGGAACCATCTACCCTTTTCGGATGGCGGGCTCAACGTTGCTGTGAGCGACAAGACCCCTCTACTCCAGAGCTGGATCCAACTCTTCGGTGCGAAGTGGGAGAATTGGAAGCAGAAGACGAAGGTCGCGCAGAACATCTCCGGCATTCTCACTGGAGCAGGTGGTGTGTCTAGCGAACTGTTCGCCGTAAATGGATATTTTGGGACATACTATTGAGTGATTTCAATAGGTTAGAGGTAGATCATGGCAACTTGGAGAATCTGGAGATTCCGTACAGATCAGGACTTGTACGATACGCTGAACGGTGCGGTCGGCAGCGAAGTTGATGCCGAGAAGGGTCTTGATCTAGATGGCAAAACGCTCATCATCAATGTCGGTGGCGCCGGTGACAGAACTGTCAATTTCGCTCCGGCGTTGTCCAGGAAATGGACCCCAGAGGAAGTAGTTGCCAAGATCAGTGCAGCACATGCCGACTTGACTGGCATTCCGAAATTGGTGCGAGAACCGGGAACAAGAGCTGGAATGAACCCCACGTACCTTCGTCTCGTGAAGGATACTGGAGCCGTCATTACAGTTAGATCGACTGGAACTGCCAATGCTCTATTCGGTTATTCTATTACAGCTGACACGGTTGGGGTGCCCTATACCTTCAACGACGTGAAGTCTGTCTATATGAACGATAACAAGACCTGGTACGCAGTGACGTACAAGTAGGAGCAAGATCATGTCTCACACATTTGACAGTATGCTCAAAGAAGCTACCGCGCTGCCGTGGGCAATGGGCGCACGTCTCATGGTCGAGCTCCGCAGCACGGTCAGAATTCCTGAAGAGCCGAGGATGACCAAGTCTGCAGCTGCTGGTCTTGTGAAGATAGCACGCATTTGCAAGATGGCTCAGACTCCTGAAGAGGCGCAGCAAACCGTTCAGCAACAAGCCATGGTCGATCCAAATGTCGTACAGGCTTTGGACTACCAGCAGGCGGAGAGTGAACGGCAGGCTATGATGGCCAAGATCCAAGAGCTGCAGATGGCTACTGAGGCCGCGCAGGCTCAGGCTCAGATGGCCGATCAGCAAGCTCAGGCTGCTACGCAACAGCAGGAGCAGTTGATGATGCAGGCACAGCAGGCCAAGCAAGAGCAGGTCAATGCTGTGATGGAGTCGATGCAGGCCAAGGATCAGACTCTCCAGGTCCAGGTATCTTCTCAGCAGCATCGTCAACAAGTTGCTCAGTTTGCCCAGCAGATGGCTGATCAACTCAAGCAACTAGCTACTACGAGTCCTGAAGAGCAACAGATGCAGGAGCAGGCCGCTGCTGAACAAGAACAGCAACAGCAGGCGGCGATGCAGCAACAGCAGCAGGGACAAGAGCAGCCAGTAAAGAAGAAGACGAAGCAACAGCAGCAAGAAGCCCAGAACTCCCAGGAGAACGCACAGAAGCAAACAGCACAAGCTGAGCAGGCAACTGCACAAGATCAGCAAGAGATGCAGGGAATGCAGGCTCAAGCCCAGCAACCACAACAGCCCCAAGTACCTCCAATGGGAGGTCAACCGAAGATGGGATCAGCGAAGCTGCAGAAGATCGCTGCTAGGTTCAAGTTCGCTCGTATTCGGAAACAGGCTCAGTTCTCTGGCACCAATGAGGGGTACGGAGAGAGCCAAGGAGGATCGGGACAGCAGGGGATGTTCTCCTACTCCTCGATGGGGAAGAGAGAATCTCTTCCAGCAAAGCAGTTTGCGGCTTTGAGATCAAAGGTGAAGAAGCGAGAAGGTACAGGAAAGAGTAAGACTGGATCAGCAGAAGCTCAGGTTATTGGTATCGAGCTTGGCGTAGATTGGTCCAGGGCAAACTTCACACCCGCTGATCTCGCTAAAGGTATGAAGATCGAAGAGGAGCACGGATCGAAAGACTCTCGTGAGACTGCCAAAGTCGCTATCGATCACCTTCGAGAACGTGGAGACTACTACGATCTTCTAGCGAAGAAGGTTGAAGAAGCTCCCAAGACGGATGGCGGGGAATCAGCAGCCAAGGAGAAGCAAGAGCAACAGCAGGAAAAGCAAGGATCATTTGATCATAGAAGAGCCATGATGATCGCTCAACGAGTCAGGTTGATCAAAGAAGGTCAGCTAAAAAAAGTGTGTAGGGACTCTGCTGATATTGCGGAGTCCCACCAACTTCAACTCGTGAAGAGTGCTGCGAAGATGAAACTTCCAGTAGTAGAGAGTGGTGCGCACAGACTCGGTAGGGCTGGTGCCTACGCAGCTCTTGGAGCAGCTCTTGGAGCTGCCTACGAGAAGTCGCGGCTACGGGCTCATGAGAAGAAGGTTGGACTTGACAAACCAACTCAAAAAGAGATTGATCTTGCTGGCAAGCTAGTGGGTGCCAAGGAGTTGGCCAAGAGGGAGCCAACTTACGCAAACAAGCTCCGTATTCATAACATCAAGTATAAGATCGACATGGAGAGGTTGGGGCGGGAACATCCGAATAGAGCAGCTTTGAGAGGAGCTGGTTTGGGTGCGCTTGGTGGTTTCGCGCTAGGGCCATTCGTTCACAGAGTAGCTGGAAAGATCATCAAGAGATAGGGGATTGAACATGCTAGATATGTTGCAGAAGCAGGCATCACAGGTCAAAACAGCAGCAGACCAATTCAGAGATCTGATGCACAATCTAGACAAGCTAGCATTCAAACCTGATCCATTCCGTAGGATGGAAGGTATGGATCCCCTGCTAGCTGTCCGTGAGTACGATTCTCCGGTATACGTGCGGCATAGGACAACTCCAGGTGGAGTTGACGAGCTGCTCTCCGAACCACCGAAGAAGACAGTAGCCGAGACCAATCGTCTCACGAGTGAAGCACAGGAACCTCCTCAACCGTCAGAGGATGGAAACGACAGTAGATCGGTTGCGAAAGACAACAAGTCGCTTGGAACGGTTGGCTATACTTGGGAGCAGAACAAGAAACCGGAGACCGTTCCAGATCTTGCTTCCATGAAAGTTCCAGGAACTGGTGGGACTGCTGCGCCCCAACCCAGTATACCGAAATCAGCAAGTAGATCTCGTATACAGAATGTGTTTGATCAAGATCTGATGGATCTAGTAAAGATGGGACTTGCTGGTCCAGCTCCTGTGATGGCCGGAAGTCCGACAATGTCACCAGCTATGAAAAATAAGCCGGTGATCGCAACTACTCCTACTCCTGACAAAGGCGCTCAAGCACCAGCAAAGAAGAAACTACCAGGTTGGGTACTTCCAGCTGGAATAGCTGCTGGTGCCTTGGGGGTAGTAGGTCTTGGCGCCCTTGCTGGTAGATCAGCTAGAAAGTCCTTTGCTAGAGAGTTCGGTGGAGGCGGTGGAGGTCGTGCAGCTGCTGAGCACTATACATGGAACATTGGCGGTAAGGCTGGCAAGGGATCATGGGAGGACTACACCAAAGCCCGTCAGGCTCATCAGGCTGAGCGAGATACCTACTGGGCTGGGCAAAAGGCGAAAGCCGATGCCGATTTTGCTGCGTCAAGAGAGGCTCATAGAAAAGCCTATGAGGAAGGACGAGCTGCGCACCAGGCGAAAGAAAAAGCTAGGAGTGAACAGAAAACCAGTTGGGAAGACAAATGGGAGGATTTCAATAAGAGGTGGGGAAGAGGCGGATCAGAGTGGGGAGAAAGGACTCACTCCGGAAGAGCTGGAGGAGGTCAAGCTGGGTGGGGAAGTGGGGGAGCAGCTGTACCACACGAGGCGGATAGAGTCTGGGAAGAGACTAGAAAAGCTACGCAAGAAGCTGCAAACGAAGCCGCGAAAAGAGGTGAAGCCGCCAATCGTGACATGCCAACTAGAGAAGAAATGGCTGAAGCATTTCGTTTTTATGGACTTGATCTGAAAACCCATAAGAGAGCAGATGTCATCAAGAAGCACAAAGAGATCGTAAAAAAGTATCACACAGACAAAGCCGGCGGAGGAAGCAGAGAAGAAGTGGCTAAGGCTAATACCATGTTTGAGAGACTGAAGAAGATCAGTTCTCTCAAACTTGTATACGATCTGGGAATGGTTCGCTAGTGCTCAACGTTGTCAACGTTCAGGTAAAGTCACTCGAACTGGATCACCTCGATGTGTACTGGGAGATCTCAGACTCATCGGAGGATGCTTGGGACTACACCTTCACCGTTGAGCGCAGTGAGTCTGCTATGGGTCCGTTTGATCAGGCAAGCGAGCCATTCTCCGACAAGTACTACTTCCGAGATTCCATCGTGAACCTCTACAGCAGGTGGAGGCAGCTCTGGTACAGGATCAAGGTCACCAGTAAGCTAACCAGTGAGTTCGTCTATAGTGCGTCAGCTACTCAAGAACCAAGACCGTCTCTTGATGCCATTGAAGTACGTAGGCTCGAGCTCATTGCGTTTAGAGAGCACATCGGACGGCTAGTGTGGATCTTTCCAGTACGTACCTTTGGGCAGCGATGCCCAGACTGCTACGACAAGAGAACTGGCAATCGTCGTAGATCACAGTGTCCAACCTGTTTCAGTACTACATACGTTCGTGGGTATCTGGATCCTATCGCGACGTATCTGCAAATCGATCCAAGTCCTAAGCATGTTGAGATGCTGCAGGTGGCTAAGACTGAGCAGTCGAACACTACGGGAAGGACACCCTACTTCCCGCCACTGAAGCCGAAAGATATAATCGTAGAAGCTGAGAATAGAAGGTGGAGGATTGAGAGGGTAAGTACTACGCAGCGTTTGAGGGCGGTCCTGCACCATGAGGTGGTGCTGCATGAGATCCCAAGAGCGGACATCGAATATTCGATTCCGATCAACATAGATGATCTCAGAAGATTGGAGCCCAGTCCGCAGCGTGAGTTCACGAACCCTCACAACCTTGAGAGCTTGGATGGAGCCGAGTTCATCAACAACCTTCTAACAGGACACGGTTTTGGAACATGATCAATTTTGCATCATTTAGTGACGAGCTGCAGAAGATTGCTGCTGAGCCTATTGTGGCTGATCCGATCAATAAAGAAGAACTAGTACGTCACTATCAGCAACTCGGCCGTATAGGTGGTGGAGTGGGTGGTGCTGCTCTTGGTGGTGGCGGGCTTGGACTACTCGGATCTAGAATTGCTGGAATACCTGGTGCCGTAGTTGGTGGCACAGTTGGTGCACTTGGTGGCGGTTACCTTGGTGGGAAGTACGTTGGTAGAGCTGCCAAAGGAATAGCTATGGGAACGCCTGAAGATGTATTCCAGGCACGTGCAAATCTTGATCATGCGGAGGACTTGTACGAACGTGGAGAGTTGGGAGATAAGGATCGTCTGCGAGCCACATTGATCGCGTCCAACGCCGCCAGAAAGGCTCACGGAAGAAAACCTCTAGAGTCTGACTTTCTATCTCGTGATCGACCAGGATCTTACGTAGTGGAAGGTAGAGATGTCGCGGTCAATCCTTATGGTATTTCTTACGCAGATCCATATGGATATAGACCGGGACCGGCACAAGTGACTTCTAGATATCGAAGAGTTCCTATGAGCGAGTAATGTACGATCTTGTATCCATAGCTGCCTTCCGCGATGAGATGACCAAACTGGCGCAGGAGTCTGCTCAGCGCATTGATCCGCAGGCTATTGAGCTGCAACAAGCTCTAGATCAGGAGCAGGGCCGGAGAACGATGAACCGGCAAGCTCTAGGGCAGTTCTTGAAGGACACTGCTATCGTTGCTGGTGGTGTTGGGGCTGGATATGGGCTAGGTCGGTTGTCAGTGGATGCTCTGACAAAGCTACGAGGGCCAGTATCAAGTCCATGGCGTCAAATGCTGTATGCAACATTTCCGGTAGTGGCAGGTGGTGCTGCTCTAGCTGTTCGTGGGAAGATGCGAGAAGAGCAAGATCGAAGGCTGGAAGAAGCATATCAGAGGGGTGTTCAGTCCGCAGGTAGTAGGGTGGGCAGGTGAGCGCAGTCATTCCGACCATAGCTCCAGAGACTCAAGGGAGTAGCTGGGCGGACAACCCGCTCGAGCACTTGATAAGGCTCTGTCTGATCTTTGCCCAAGAGCTGTGGAAGGAAGCGCCTACTGGTAACTTCAAGTGGGACCCCGACGATGCTGTCTCTGAGATAGTGATCACGGATGACGCTCCCATCGAGCCTGATGTTATCGAGAAGAGGCCCGCCATCGTATCCGTCCGATCTCAGTGTGGATGGGCTGGTATCGGTCTAGATCAGCTCATGTCGTTGAGTATCAGAACTGGCGAGCGCGTTCACACAGATCTGATCTCCGGCAACATAACGCTGAACTGTCTCTCTAGGGTCAAGACAGAAGCCGAGTTGATCGCATGGGTGACTGCAAACCATTTCTGGGTTTTGAAGTACATCCTCATGAAGCTCGGGTTCCACAAGATCGGAGAACAGATCCAGGTTCTATCCGCCTCTCCTCCTGGAGCTATCGTCAGTGGAGACACTGAAGGCGAGATCATAAATGTCCCAGTAGTTATCCCGTTCCACTTCCAGCACACTGTGAAGGTGAGCGAAGAGGGATTGCGGGTTCTGAACAAGATCGAACAGACCATAACAGTTCAGATGACGAATCCATTCAAACCAACTACTCAACTCGAAGAAGGTGGTTGGGGAACCGGTCTGTACCAACAAGATGGTAAGCGGGCCGAGTTCCAGAACATGAAGGGCAACATTAGACCCCCAACGTTTAGGGGGCGATCACTGCAGCCGATGAACTACATTGGTGGAGGAAAGGCGGATCCGCCTATCCAAGTGGTAGTCAAGATCGACGACGAGGAGTAGAGAACATGGCACAAGCAATCCCCGAACTTCCGCAGCCTGGTGTGCAGGTCGTCCAGGAGTACACGGATCAGACCCCTGTTATCGTGATCCCGACGCTGGTTCCGTGCGTGGTCGGGGTAGCGAAGGAGATCCGCGAGCTCTACAACTCGGACGGCACTCTCAACACAGATATCATTGTGGATGGTCCAGCACTTGCTGTGGCCCCCAACGATCAGACTAGCTACACGGTAATGGACGCGCTCACGCTCCAGCTTCGGGTCAATGGCGGGGTTCTCCAGACCTTTACCATGCCCACTGGTGCTACGCCGCCAACTACCATGACGGCACAAGAGGTGGCTATCGCCATCAACGGTGCAGCGCCTCCTCCGATCAACTTCGCAGCCTATGTGCTAGCGGAAGACTCGGATGGCGATGGTGTGGACGACAAGTGGTACCTCGAGCTCCGCTCCACCGCCACCGGAGAAGACACTTCCATCCAGATCGTTGGTGGGACTGCTATCACCAAGTTCGGTTGGGGTGAGGGGCAGACCTTCTACGGGCTTGGTGCCTACATCCAAGATAGCGTGTACCTGAAGCAGTCCAGCTTCCCGGATCCCAGAGGCAACCTCGATGAGCTGAACATCGATGAGGACTCGATCCGAGTGTTCGTGGACCTCGGTACTGCTCCAAGGGAATTCCTGCGAACAGAGTCGTTCCTTCGGCTGGGGAGCTACTACAACGTAGTTGGACCAGTGTACGGTGTTACACCAGTTGATGATGGGGATGGAGACACTCTGACCCCGTACGTCGACTTCAAGAGCACTGGAGCATCGATCCCAAACTTCCAAGCTCTTGCTACTTCAGCCGCACTGACTGGCATTGTCGATCTATCGACATTCCAGCCTCTGCATGGCAAGGAGCTGATCCTCCAAATTGACGGTGGTGGAAAGCAGACCATCAAGTTCTACGGTCAACCGATCGTGTCCACCGACTCAACGGCTGGTGGTGGTTGGGACTTCACTGCCCCAGCTGGTGCGATCAATGGGCAGACGTTGAACCTTCTGGTCAACGGTGTGTCGCTTGTTGTGACGTTCGTTGCAGCTGCGTCCATAGCGGATGTCGTAACTCAGATCAATGCGGTTTCAGTGGCTACCTTCGGCGTCAACATCGCCTATCGGTGCAATGCCGCTGGTGATTCAGCTCCTGCTGGTGTGTACGTGGGATTGTTCTATGGCGCCCAACCGGCTGTGAACATCGTCGCCAACACCGAGGTGCAGGTAGCTGCCAACGTTTCTACGGCCCACACCGAGATCATTGGTGATGCTCTAGCCCATACTCAGTTGCTCGGCAAGAATGCTGGAGCGGAGCCGGTAGATGATGTTGTCGAACAGATCAACAACGTCTACCCATCTGGTGTTGCTTCGTGGAGCACCAACTTTCTCAAGCTGCAGAGCCTGACCTCTGGGTACGAATCGAAGATCGAGATCGATTCAAACAGCACGTCGCTTGGATCACCGCAACCTACCCCAACCACCAATCTTGGTATCAATGTTGGTCTCAACGGCTACACCTACCATGGAAATCCGTTCCCAGTTCGTGTAGGGGATGCCATCTACGGTGATGGCGCCTACCTCGGCAACGTCAGTGAGATTCATCCCATGGCAACTCAGGGACGGATCAAGCTGGATCGAGAAGTAGCTGTTTCTGGAAGGTGGCAGTACTGGTACTTCCTCGCTAAGAACCTGGATACCGTACTGAGCAGCCAGTGGGGCGTGACCGTTCCAACTCCGGACATCTACCTGGATACGCAGGGTAATGTGCACCTCAAGCACGACTTCTTGAGGGACATCTACGGACAACCTGTTTCGACAGCGGTAGTCATGCTCTACGTGATGTATACCGCTGTTCGACTGGATGTCACGGCAGCCTCTGCAGATCCAGCACTCTTGACGTTCAACAACATCAACGAGCTCGAGGCCGCGATGAGTCCGGTCACTCCGGAGAATCCGCTGGCCTACGGTGTCTTCTGTGCCCTTGGCAACTCGAATGGTGTGTCGGTCTCCTGCATCGGTGTGAGCGAGACCTTGGCCGACAAACCGTACGGAACGTTGGCAGCATTCCAGGAGGCGTTTGACTTCCTGCAGAGTTCGGAAGTGTACGGCATCGCCACCCTCACCAGCGATCTCGACATCGCCATGGCGGCTCAGCAGCATGTCAATACTATGAGCGAGCCGACCATGAAGGGTGAGCGTGTTGCAGTCGTTCACCTAGGCCGGCCGACTCGGAAGGTTGATACCATCGTTGCTTCTGGCAATGATGGTGACACGATCGTCGGCACGCCAACCTATCTCGATACTGGCGTTCCGAATCTGTCACAGTTGCTCCTGGATGCTGGTCTCAATCCAGCAACCTTTGGGATCACGGACGGTGTATTCCTCGATCTATCGGCTGATAGCTACAACTGGAACGTGATCGGACCGGTAGTTGGCGGTACGAGACTTCGGGTCAACACTATCTTCGCTCCGGGGCAGAATGACGATGGCTTCTACCACGATACCATTGGAGACTTCCCGACTCTGATCAGTGGTAGCTTCTCGGTGAAGATCAGAGGAGCTGCTGTTGCTTCCAAGGACGAGGAAGTAGAGACCGTCTATGCGCGAGGTCAGGGATTCAGCGATAGGCGCGTATGGATGATGCAGCTCGATCAGCTCAAAGCGACCATTGATGGTATCGAGCAGCTGGTGCCTGGGTTCTACATGAACGCGGCCAAGGTTGGTATGGTTGGTGGGCAGCAGCCCTCTCAGCCCTTCACCAATCTTCCGATCGCAGTGTTCACCGGAGTCACTGGGACCAATGATAGGTACAACACCACGCAGCTCAATCAGATGGCTGCAGGTGGTGCTGACCTTACTGTGCAAGAGAACAAGAACGGTCCAATCTGGTCGCGCATGCAGGTCACCACCAAGCTGACGACCATCGAACAACGAGAGCAGTCGATCGTGAGAGCGGTTGACTACTGCGCGAAGTTCTACCGAATGAGCCTCAAGGTCTACATCGGTAGATACAACATCACGCAAGGATTCCTCGACACTCTCAGCACAGTGGCCCAAGGCCTGGGGCGATGGCTAGAGGAAGAGGGAAAAGTAGTGTCGGGTGCAGAGCTGAACAATCTGATCCAGGATGAGAACAATCCTGATACCGTTCTCGTTCAGGTCAGTATTGATCCACTATACCCGTGCAACTATATTGTGATCACGATCATTGTCTGATCTAGGTCAGTTGTAGGAGGACAAAATGCCAGGTCCCTTCTCAGGTTGGAATCCCCTCAACCACTATGTCCAGAATGGCATGGTTGACGGGAAGTTTGTTTCGGGCGGCCTTACTCTCATCGCTGCTGGTCCTCCCCGGCTATCACAGCTTGGGACAGGAGCTGGCGGGATGTCCATGGCCGCTTCCGCTCGTGATAGCGACATTGTCTATCCGATCGGTGTGACCCAGAACATCAATCACTCTCAGAACAAGACCTTCATGCGTATCTGGGAGCTTGGCTCAGAGAGATCATACTTCATCGGCGGCAGAACAGTGGGGCAGCTCGCTCTTTCGAGAGTGTACTATCACGGTGCATCTCTCCTGCGTGTGTTGTACGCATACTACCAGGACATGCTGCCTGGACCGGTTCAGGTACCTTGGATGTTCCCCAATCAGGGAGCATACAACATGGTAAACCAGCACGACGTGATCGTGCCTCCTGGATACGAGAACCTCTTTCTCAACCTGGCGTCTGATCTGTTCAATCAACCCATTGGTCTCTTGGTCTACATGAGAGACTCGAATCTCAATACGATAGGTGCTGTATACCTCGAGGCGTGCTACGCTCCGAATCACACTTGGGCAACAGACGCTCAAGGAACCATCGTTCAGGAGACGGTGGCGATCCAGTACGAGCGAGTGATCCCGGTCAACGTAGCAGCTGTGTCGCTGGTCACTGGACTATCAGAAGCTGTTTCCGGTATCTCTAGCGGAGCGATGCCGTCTATCGCAGCGTAGGAAGGTTGACCTATGGCAGTGTACTCTACCAGAGCTGAGTGGCTCGAAGCACAGTCTCGAGATCACTTCCACAAGTTGGGATCGTTGACGATCAAGACGACTGATGCCCACTTCATGGGCAAGGTAGCAGCTCATGAGTTCAGCCCAGAGATCACAAAGACTGCCAGCTTCAATGCCATTCTTCTGGACATCATAGAGCGCAGCAAGCCAAATGGACTGATCAAATCGGCAGCTCTGCACGCAACTCTCAACGATGAGGGCATCTTGAAAGTTGCTTCGGAGGATAGCTACTGGACCGGCGCACAGGCAGTACATCACCTTGATTTCCTTTCAGGTGTCTACGATATCAATCCGGATATGGCCTGGCGTTTTGCTGCGAATGCGGGGCTTGCCAAGGAAGCAGGCATTGGAAACTTCGTTGGTGCTGCAGGCCGACTTTTGGGCAGAGGAGCTAAAGCTGGCGGAGGAGCACTACAAGCTGGAAGGCAGGCAGTAGGTCGAACAGCTAGTGGTGTGTCAAATTGGTGGAAAGGGACTGGTACCAAGTTCCTAGGTGATACAAGCCATTTGGGAACCAAGCCGTTGGGCCAAGCCTGGTCGCCGCTACCAGCGGGACAGCATGCGATCAATCCGAATACTCTAGCAAGCAATCTTGCGAACAAGAATCCGTTTCAGCGGGCTGCTCAGCGAGTTAGCAATTGGTGGTCAGGTTCAGTTCACGGAACAGCTGGAATGCAGGGTCCTGGAATCAATCCATTGCGTAGAGCGGGTCAGAATATTGCCTATCAAGCCGAGCGTGGTTTTGAAGCAGGAAAGGCCGGAGCCCCCATTCTTCAGCGAGCTCCTAAGCCCGCAGCTGCAGCTGCAGAGCACGCCGCTCCAGCAGCTAGTCAGGGAGCAGGTGCAGCAGGCCATGCAGTGCCGGCCGCTCCTGAAGCAGCTGCGGGAGCTGCCGGTCAAGTAGCACCAAGACAAAGTGCTGGAAGAGAAGCCTGGGAGACCACCAAGGCAATTGGCCGGGGAGCACGTAACCTGGGCTATGCAGGTATCATAGGCGGAACTGTTCTTGGAGCAGCTGGACTATCAGCAGCAGGCAATCTAGTTCGTCCCAACCCCTCACCATACCAGTATGGAATGGGCGGCCCAACTCCCTGGATGTCCCCACAGCAGATGTAGAGCTAAGACAAAGAGCCACGGGTTTCCGTGACTCTTCGTCTCGTTGGAGTGGGGGAAGGCTACGCGCGTACGATCTTGCGTCCGATCTTGCGTTCCTTTGTCAGAGCATCCACTAGTCGCTGCTTCTTCAGCGGGGTCGCGTTGGGGGTGGGCGGCTCGACCACGATGGTCAGCACGCCGTCCTTGGTCAACGAGGAGAGGTGGTCGATGAGTTTGTCCACTCCGTCGGCCATTTGGCGGTGGATGCTCATGTACGCCTTTGCCACGTTGTTGAGAGCGTCCAACTCGGCCTTAGAAAACTCGAAACTGATGCGCATTGGTGACTCCTTTCTTTTTCAAGGGAGAACTAGGTTCTCCGTCACCATAATACTTATCCCATCTTATATGATCAGATTTTCGCTTTTAGAGCTAAGAAGAGCGCCCGAGAGGGCGTCTTCCGGAGGTGCTCGGCTAGTTGGCCGAGTTCACCTCCTTCATCAGGTCCTTGCTCACCAGGTTGGCCAGTGCGATGAGAGAATTGATCGTATCCGCTGCGTCTTGCCACTCGGAATCCGTTGGAGTTGAGTGGACCACCAACTTCTTTACGATCGTCTGAAGTTTCGCAACAGCCTGGAGCGACGTCTTGATCGTCTCTTCTTCTACTCGTGTCATTTTGGTGACCTCCTTCTTTTTCGGGGGAGCATAATTGCTCCGATCACCAAGATACTTATCCCATCTGTATGATCAGAATTTCACTTTTGGAGCTAAAAAATGAGGGTGCAACAGAGTCCCGCTGCACTGTTGCATGACCCTCTCAGAATACTTATCCCATGATTAGGCTAGGATTTTTTCTCCCACCACTTATCAAGACTGATGGTTCCAGGTATGGGAGACATGTCTACAAACGATCCAGGCATCTGATGGCGGGGTTCTTCTAGTCGATCTGGGAACAGTTCCTCTAGCTCATCGTCATCGCTCTGTGCTGGTAGCTGAGGAGCTTTCTGCTTTGGTGCTCGAGCTCCACCGGTTCTCATGTGCTCGAGGGCTATGTCTGCTATGGCCTGTGGTGGTAGATCCTTGCTCAGGACGCCGAAGAACTTCTCCAGCTCCTCGGCCTCCCACAACTCAGGCTCATTGAGAGCGGAGATGGCAAACTCTTCTGGGGTAGTGCCATAGGTCTCCAGCAACTCATCTAGTGCTGGATCAGAAGAGGAGGGCTGCCGGGGCTCCTCCTCCGTCGAGGATAGAGACGGAGTGATGGGTGTGAGGAACCCCGGCAGCGTAGACGGATCACATGGTTTGATATACTCCTGGATACGAGCCAGGTCGTCAAGAGGTGCTGCTGCTGAAGTCCAGAAGCTATTCAGTATCGGTGTCTTCATCTTTGTCCAGATCAGCAATGTTCTGGTACATCCACCATCGAGCATCACTGTCCTCAGATGCTACCACCTGAAGACGCAATCGGTGCGCTTCGATCAGTACTTTGACTACCTCACTGGCGCTCAGCTTTATTCCGTAGTCCTGTCGAAGTCGCAGCTGTTCTTGAAGTAGCAGCTGTTCTTGTTCCGGTGTGAACTGCCACTGTACTATCGTCTTCTTTTTCATCCTCAAACTCGAAGTGTACCCTCAATCTTGGTTGATCACCTTTCAATCGACGTTGAGCGTATTCCAGTGCCAGCTCTGCCAACGTCGTGAAAAGATCCTCGCTAAAGTCCCTCTTCATACTTCCATTCCTCATATTCCGTTTTCATCTTCTTCACCTCCTTCTGCGGAATGCCTAGCTCGAGCTCCTTAGATCTGTTGTTCAACATCACAAGCGCTGTGCTGTATTTGATCCCGTATCCAGTCAGTTGATGGGCTCGAGCTACGACATTTTCTGCGTTCATCAACTTCGGGAACATTGCCCACTCTGCTTGGATGCATACACTTTCGTAGTGTGCTCTCCACTTTGCGTTGATCAGGTAGCGTACGGCATATAGAAGATTCCACTGCATGACGTGAGTCAACTCGTGGAACATGTGAGGGGTCATATGGCTGTTCCAGGTCCATGCTGGACAGTCGTAGATCGTATGCCCTATGGTGGTACCATAGTCGGTGAGGAACTTCTGAATGTTAGTGATCTTCAAGGCGTTAGTGATCTTCAAGAAGATATTGATGGTTCTCATGAACCAAGATCTTTGCTTGTCGACTAGTTTGATCTTAGCCACGTTCTTATGAAAGTACGGGAGAAAGTTCATGTCCACTCCGATCCTAATATATGAGTAAAAACGATTCGGCTTTTCCGCCTCAACCGCGACATCATGTCCCATCGGTTTACTCAGCCTTGTGGTACCGCCAGAACACTTATCACACTTTCTGATCGAAATTTTTGCGGGATCTAATGTCCTCGAAAGACAGTCTACTCTCGTTATCTTTGATGTGTTCCCCCGCACTGATCAGCACTTCAGCTAGTAAGAAGCATTGATCAGCTCCATGTAGGACAAGTCCAGTGTCTGCATCTCCTGGCCTTCCGGTGATTACCTTCAAGATCGCAATGTTGCCCATCACCTTCACACGATCTTTCATTCCGTTACCCCCTGTCTGGTGTGATCGTAACTAGAGATCGACTTGACTTCGACTACATTGCCCACCTAACATCACCTCCTCCGGATCCTTCATTGTCTCCTTGGACCGATCGAGATCGATTGTAGAATGCGACGGTCCATGGTATAAGAGGCCCGGCCACGGAACTGTTCTAGTACAGAAGATCATGACAAATCAAGTACCAAAAGTAATTTGTGTTGCCTGCGAAAGGCCGATTTTCTTCTGCAGAGCTGTGGGGCGGGACTACATAGGAGCCAATGTAAGAGCCGAGGACTTTGTTCCGATCGGTGATTATGCCGCTCCTAAAGAGGCAGATCCAATGATCTGTCCTCTATGTGGTAAATTGTTCGTACTACTCAATGGCAGAGGCGGGATCATCCTAAAGCTGGAGGGTGAGGCTTATTGGCCGCATCCTCCATTCTGAATCAAGATCTCTTGACATAGTGATCATGATCAGATATGTTCATTGTGATCGTGATCGAGTACGACAAGTTGAAGTAAGGAAGGTAGAAATGACACATCCGGCAGAGGCAAAGAGCGACAAGGCAGCGGAGCTGAAGGAAAAGCTTGCGCGCCTGAAGAGTGGTGGCAATGGGCAGACGGCGGCTCCGGTACCGTCCAACGGAAATAGCGTGACCGTCCCGGCCAAGAAACGTGGTGGGATGGCGGACGTGCCAGGAGTGCATGTCTCTGAGACCCCCGTCGTGAAGAAGAGCCCAGTCGTGAAGAAGAGCCCAGTCGAGAAGGAGCCCAAAAAGACACCGGTGAGGGCTGCGAAGACCGCGAAGGCCGCCAAGTCCGAAAAGGCTCCAGCACCTCGAAAAGCAGCCAAGGAGAGCGTGGAGAAAGCTCCGAGGAAAGCCAAGAAGGCTGCAGAAGGTGAGATTCACCGGAGCATGGATAGGGACAGGAAAAGTGATGGTCTACGTCCTGTTGAAAGGGACATCATCAAGATCGTGAAGGCCAAGCGTGGGAAGCCAATCTCCATCCGTGACATCGCGATCGCAATGTTCGGGGAGGAGAAGGTAACCGTAGCATACGGTGAGGGCAAGAAGGACAACGAGCTCGTCCGTGTTGTTCGCAACGGCATCAGGGTCCCATGCTCCATTGGCATTCTCACTAGGTGGTCGAAAACTGGCGATCCAGATGCGAAGCGTGGCTACGTGATGATGGTTGGGGTCTCTCCTCCTCCAGTCAGTGCTTCTGCGAAAGCGACGAAGATAGCGAAGGAGAAAGTCAGAGAGAAGGTCGCCGCCAAAAGGGCGAAGATCAAGTCTGAGTAGCTTCCAGACCGATAGACAGGTGGGCCTCATAGAAATGTGAGGCCCACCTGCGTCTAGTAGGTGTGGTATGAACATTCTTGATCTAGAAGAAGAAGATGTATTCCAACTCAGCTCACCAACAAAAGGCGGTGTCATGGCAGAGGGTAAAAAGGTGGAGAGTAAACGCTCTACTCCTACAAGACCAATGATGAGTACGATAGGCCATGTACCTCCTGGTTGGGTGGGTAATTACCGCCAGACGCATGATCCGAATAGTGAGCGCTGTATGTGCGCTAGCTGTACTGTTCGCGAGTATCCCTACCTGCGTGAGGGGATTCCGGTACAGGTACACCCATCCTACTCAGCGGATACTCCGCAGATGCAAAATATGGCCGGTCTCTACGACAAGAGAGTCATGAACAAAATGCAGGTCGAGTGCTGTAAGTGCCACATGTACATCGAGCTGGAAGGCGCAGTGGCTGACGCCTATACTCCAGAGAAACAAGACATCTGCCACTTTGGCTGTCTACCAGACGATGAGCGAAAGCACTTCGAGTCCATAGGGTACAGCCTTCCGTACGTCATATTTATCAGGAAGATGGATGGAGGCAAGAATGGATCAGGACCCGTATCGGAGACACTGCCACAAAAGGAATGATGTGACGGCAATCTACGAGGTCAACCTCGATGGGTTTGCTGGTGAAATTGGAAAGCTAGTGATCGTTCTGACGGATGGCACTATACTTCTGTACGACTTTCATAAGTATGTCCATGAGGTACTAGGTCCTGAATGTGAAAGACGAAGCGTGCTTCTCCAGGACGTAGAAAGGGAGATAGGGTACGTAGAGGAGAAGCTGAAGACGCTGAAGCATCTTCGTAGGATGCTGGAACCCTCACCGGAGCTGACTGAGTAATGGCACCGATCACTGATCTCAAATACGTCCGTTTCATCAAGGAAGGATCTGAGATAGGATCCTCGCTGATAGAGCAGGCCAAGAGGGAGATAAAGATCGAGCCCAAGGATGCATCAAAGACATTGGTGACAGCTTGGGTAGTGCTGAACGCCGTTTCTGCTGTTTGCCACCGAAACAGGATGCACACACAGGCAGCCAAGGTAGAGACGATGCGACAGAGGATCAGGTTCATGGCAGGTGAGCTGGCGACAGCAGGCTACCACTTGGTGACCGACGTACCAGATAGCCAGGTAGCGCTAGTCGTCACACCAAAGAAACCAGAGGAGGTGTAGAGATGGAACCGGAAGAGAAGACCAGAAGGATGTCCGAGTGGGCGGACGGAGTTCAGGACGGCAGCATCGAATTCCTCGAGGTTGCGCTTGATATGAAGGAGGCGAGCAAGGCTGGCTACGAATGGCCCTGGCTCATCGGCCTCTACCTCGAGATGTTCGCCAACCTCATTCGGAATGGAAGCTGCGCACCAGATTTCGATGCCAAGCTGAAGACGCGGATAAAGGTGGCGAGGACCACTGCGTCCAGGGGCTACCTCGGCCCGTTCCAGGAAATGTCGAAGATGCTGTCTGGCGAACAGATCAGCGCCCTCGACAACATGAACGAAGTCTTCATCGAGCTGTGGAACAAGATGCCTGGTAGCTGCGAGATCGACAAGATATTGAGCGAGGCGGCAACTCCACAGCAACAAGAGCTCCCGATCGTGACTGTTGTTACCCCACCGAATGGCGAGTTCCCGACGGCTGTCTAGTATCAGCCAATAACTACGTAAGAGAAGAGGGGCGGCTTAGATCTTTCACTGTGATCCAGGGGACAAGTTACTGGAATCTAGCCGCCCCTCTTCCCTGTTTCTAGTATCAAAGCTTTCACCTGTCAATGGGAGAGAGGACGGCTTAGATCTTTCTCCTGTGTCCTGAGACCACAGGGTACTGGAATCTAGCCGCCCACAAACTCTCCCAACCGATCCTAACATTACTCCTGGCGCCAGCGTGCTTCATTACGACCATTCGTACCCAGGTCTCAGGTACCCGGATGCCTCCCCACAAACACGTCGTGGGGCGCACAAGGACATACGATAGCCGCCACCATATTTGAATCTCCGATGGTGGCCGGAGCAGATCCTTTTGCGATAGGCGCCTTCACGCAAAGGATCCGATCATAGAAACAGTCCGTAACTGCTCCTCGATCAAAGATCTTATATACACGATCTATCGTCTTTTTTCACTTATCTGGGTATAAGACTGACAGAGGAAGACCATTTGACGTGGTCATAGGAGGTTCATATGGGATGTGTGACCTGTGGAGGCGGAGTAGTAGAGAAACAGGAAGACATGTCGATCGAAGAGATCGAAGAGGAGCTGCGCGAGATGCGTACTCCAGCAGAGATGGACAAGCTGGAGAAGTGGCTCAAGAACAGGCCATCAGAGGTAGAGAGAGTGGCCAGGGAATTTCCACCATGGCAGCTATATCGGATCAAGGATCAGGCACCCTACCGATTCACGGTTGAAAAGTCCGTTGTTGCCTCATACAAGTTCGTAGAGACCAACAACGGGGTGGAAGCCTACTTCAGAGTGCTACGTAGCCCGATCGGATACGCTGGCGTAGTCGCCCACATTAGCCCCGCATTCTTGGAACCGATCACTCTTGATGATCTGAAGGAGGAGGTGAAGAATGAGGATCGTTGAGCGGGAGTTCGATAACCTAGATGCCGTTCAGGGATTTATCGAGGGCATCAACTTCGTGAACGATGACGACATTGCTGTCCGTGAGGTGATGGTTGAAGTAAACGTCCTCGGAAAAGATCCACGAGTACGTTTCATAGTCCTCATACTGGATAGCGATGGTGATGATTCGGAGAGTGATCTGGTAGATGATGAGAACGGAGAATGGGTGCGCTTGCATCCAGGATGCTCTACCGAAGTGTGCATGAAGAGGTAGCATGTGATCTGGATCAACAATGCACTCGGAGGTAGACACTGGCACGGACATCTACATAGATCAGTAGTCAACGGTGTTTGCTGCTGTGCGGACTGTCTTGTGGAACGAAGTAGCGGACTCCTAGCGATCGGCCCCATTCATGCTGATAATCGAAAGGCATTGCAGCAACTGGAGCGGGAGGGCTACGTTGGTCTCTACCGATGCATACGTAAGCCGTGGAAGGAGAGAGGGTGATGGACTACGAGAAGAAGGATATAGATCAGAAGGTCACTGACGAGAATGTCAAGCTTGCTGGACTGCTAGAAGAAACTGCCAAGTTCATAAACGATACTGGTGCACAGATCGTGAATAGGCTCAACAAAATATCTGATCATATGTTCCAACTCAAGCCCCAAGACGCTGAACTGGTGTTCAACACCGGTATACTCATTGGAAAGATGGATCAGGTAGCTGTTACGATGCACGCTTACCTGGAGTCTTACCTGAAGTTCCAGGCAGTATATCTGACTAGCATCAACAGTGCCAAAGAGGAGATGCACTAATGGGGATGTTCGATAATTTGATCTGCGATTATCCACTACCCGGTGGCCATTCAGTGACTTCAGTGTCTATATGGCAGAAGGTACAGACAAAGACGTTTCAGACAAAAGATCTCCAACAGCATCCTAACTTGGATACATTCAAGATCACCAAAGATGGAAAGCTACTTATTCATAATGATCCCAAATTTGAGGAAAAGATCTATAATTTCACAGGATACTGTGTCTTTTACGACTTTGTAGGTGATCCGGCTGTTGGGTGGGTAGAGTTCATTGCTGAGTTTGAACGCGGCGTTCTCAAGGATATCAAACTGCGTACATATGAGGATCCGGATGTGAGAAGTAAGGAGGGTGCATAGATGGAACTGAAGAGAGACAAAGACAAATACGGCGGTCTGATGCCTCGATGTGGTGGAGGGATAAAGAACCCGGCGAAAGAGTCACCCGATCAGTCCAGGCTGAATCATATGCAATCCAAGCTGAATCATCTGTATGCCTCTACGTGTGTTATATCTTCGTGCGTTGCTGTGCTCAAGAACTTGTTCAGCATGACATCGAAGAGCTGGACTGCCGATAGCTCCGAAAAGGCTATGGCTAATGCTCGCGCCATAGAGTTGCTACTCCAAGAGATCAGAGACGAAGTGAAGGAGATAGTGATAGAGGGAAGTGAGTTGAAATGAGTGTGAGATCAGAACTAGGTCGTTTGTACGATCGTACCGACTTGATCCATGTTTACAAAGTACAACTCGGTAAAACGTTGCAGAAAGAGGGAGTGTGGGGCGAAGAGGAGCGAAAAGACGTACTCAACTCCATACGAAATCTGAAGCGGATACTCCGTGATATCGAAACTTCTGTGAAGAATATGGAGCTGGGATGAGCGATCTATGCCACTTCTGCATGGTGAAAGAGGCTACGAGGAAAGTAGATGGCGGGCAGCTGGGATCGTTGGGCCAGGTCTCTTTCTGCCTCTGTCCCGAGTGTGCAGATGAGAAGTTACTGGCGGACAAGCGGAACAGCAATCTGCTCGAGCTCCAGCACAATGATCTGTCTAAGCTGTGTGTAGGATGTGGCATATGCTGTTTCATACTGCACGCAAAAGTAACACACGCAGAAGCGGATCGTATAGTCGAGGAGAACAAGATCTGTAAAGATGATTTTGCGATCGAGACGGAGATCGGAAAGTCTCTCTATCCAGACAACTACACGATCAAGACTCCTTGCATGTTTCTTCTGGGAAGACCACTTGGCGAATGGACTGCGTGTCGCATCCACGGGAAGTTCAGGCCGGAAGTGTGTCGAACGTACATGTGCAAGATCGCCATAAGGTATCAGATCGGTACTGTCTCTTTAGGTGAGGCGAAGTACGCGTTACGTTCGGCGGTACTGACGAAGGACTTGTCGATCTTCAACTGGTCGAGCAATAGTGATCAGGAAGCAAAGCTGCTACTCTCGTTCCAGCTTGCGTCAAGAGTTCGTCAGCTGAGAAAGGACAACCTATCGGAAGAAGACATCAAGATGGCCATGGCCTCTTGGGTCACTCCTCGCTACACAATCAAGTCAGTGCTGGATGAGCTGGTGCTAGATATGCACCTTGCTACACATGATCGAGGAGATGACGATCCACTTGTCTTCTTCAGTAAGGAAGAGCTTGCGAATTTGAGGCAGCTAGAGCCATCAGCCGTGATTGGAGAGGTGATCACTAGAGTGTTGGATACGATCAGGGGGTACTTCGTGTGTGATAAGAGGCATATAGAGGGGATGCCGAAGGTGGATGAAGAGAAGGCAGAGGAGCTGAAAGGATCAAGCAAATGACAATGCTGGGAAACGAATTTGCAGACAAGTTGAGGATTCTTACTTCACAGATCGATGATGCACTCATCGATCAAGGAAAGTTGTCATACAGAGATTGTATACTACTCACAGAGGGTGCACAGCGTCTGATAGATATACTGGACACGAAGCACAATGAGCAGAAGGAGTCGTCTGATAAAGAGGACGATGCCAAAGCTTGGCAGGCTAACCAGCTTGCGAACAAGTTGAAGGATGCCGAGTTCGCCATCAGTGGGCACAAGAGCACGATCGAGCTCCAGAAAGAACAGCTGAATAGGTACGAGGGGGAAGTAGAGTCCTTGATCAGGACGGTCGAGAGTCTTGTGGGAGAGGCTCATGACCATTACCTGAAGGAGGAGAAGCGTAGGCGCAGAGTATGTGATCTGCTTCACATACCTACTGGTATAGAGTGGGATACCATAGAGGCTAGGATGGAAGAGGTATTCGGTTCAACTGCGAAACCGAAGGAGGAATCCCAGCGAATCGGGATCGAATCAGGATCGGATCAGAATGGCACTTTCGCAGTCTGTCACTATAGATATGAGATCAGAAAGCTCCTTGACGTAGCTCCAGATACCTCCTGGAAGACCGTCATAAAGAAGATAGGTGAGATCAAAGCGGATGTTGAGGATAGAACGGCAGAGGTTGAGAGGCTGAAGGTTGAGCTGAATAAGTTCGGTGGGTTGGGTTATGATCATGTTAGATCGCTGCACGAAGAGATCTCCGATATGCGTAAAGACTGGGAGGAGCGTGTAGCGCGAGTAGTTGAAAAGAGCGAGGAAGCTCGAAAACGCTACTTGGATATCAAAGGGACTGCTCGAGATGACCTGCAAAAGCGTGAAGAAGTGTTCAACGAAGGTCTCAGTGAGGGTCTCAATCTAGCCTGCTCGTTCTTGAAAACTACTTCGGCCTCTTTCTTCAATAGTGACAGCGAAAAGACTGATCCCCAGCAACCATACCGAGAGCTTATCAGCTCAATGCTTATCAACATCAGACGGATGATGAAGTTCATCATGATGTTGGAGAACTTGAAGGGCATCGATGTTGATCCTTCTGAGTACGTAGGGATGAGGATTCAGCTCAAGATCATGGAAGATGTGGCGACTAAGGCTGGCTACTAGAAAGATGGGATCAGGGGGCCAGGTGGGTGGGGGAGAGACCACCTGGCCCCCTATTGATCCGCGTAGCCACTCAACAGGACCAAAGGAGATGCAGACAGAAATGTATCACGAGCTTTCGTGGATGTGAAGGAGGAAAGTGAGATGTCAAAGGAAGCTAGAAGATTGGTACCGGCAGATGTGGTCGAGAGACGTAGAGAGAACATTTGTGAAGCGTTGGGGATCGAAACGGACTACAGTTGGACTCAGATCATCATAGAGATCAAGAGACTCGTGAATGAGCGAGACCATTGGATGAGCGTAATCATGAAGCTGAGGCTGGAGCAGAAGAGAGAAGATGGAACAGATCGGAACTAAGGAGAGCTGTACATGTTCTACGTGCCGATCAGGCTGTGATCGAAGACCTGGATGGCTGTATCCAGATCAGCTCGGAAAGATAGCCAAGCACCTGAAGATGTCTCAGAAGAGGTTATTCGAGGAGTACCTATCAGTAGACTGGTGGGAGAGCTACTTCGACAATGATTCCAGTGATCATAGGGCCTATATCATTGCGCCGGCGATTGTTGGATACGAGGGTGGATACTACCCTACCCATCCAGAAGGACGCTGCTCCTTCTATCTGAACGAACGATGTCTGATCCATCCAGTCAAACCGATCGAGTGCGCTACGGCCTGGTGTGGTAATCCGTTCACTGCAGCTAGGTCCGCTGAGGTCGTGTTTCTGAAGAAAGACATTGCCAGGGCATGGCAGGAACCGAAGAACAGATCTATGATGAGAAGGCTTTTTGGTCGTGATCCGCACAGGATAGGTCATCTAGAGGAACTACTTCTGAGTCGTCTGGGCGTACCCTAATCGATCTTGTGGGAAATGGGTATAAGGGCTACGACAGAGTCAGAGCTGTCTAGCCCTTTCTTTAGATGTCAGGTGAGTAGCATGGAACTAGTACACTACAAGGATTCGTCGACCGGACAGGATAAGTTTATCCTTGAGATCAATCATGACGAAGCGATCTTGTTGCAGGAAAGTATCTTGCGGCAGATGCGAGGTTGGAGTTCGAATACTGGTAGATGGGAGATACCAGAATGTCCGTACAAGAAGGGATCAGTGATCGAGGAAACGATGTACAACACTGATGGGAGTACATGCTACCTCACTGTGGCTGTCCTACCCAATGCTATGCGTTTGAGTCCTTACTACAAGAGGAGGATCTCTGATCTTCTTGAGTCGTACAAGAAGGGTAGTACGGACCAATCAACGAGGATCATCTCCAGTGCAGAAGCACTACTGATGGATCTGTTGAACAAGGAGTGAGAGATGGATGAATCGTTTGGCTGTAAGAGGTGTGGGTATTGCTGCATCTACTTGGATGTAGTGATACAGCGTATGATGCCGGATGGAACAAAGCGTTACTACTACAAGCCTTTCGATCATATTTGCCCGCATTTGACGTTTGACGACAAGACAGCTGCATGTGCCATTCACGACGAGCTTGACTACAAAGAGTGTCCGTGTGATCGGCACAACAATCCAGAATACGATCCCGACATCTTGCATTGGGGTACCGAGTGGAGATGTATCGGACCCAAGTTGGTTATGCAAAAGATCTACGAGATAAGACCGCCTAAAAGGGTAACGTGGGAGGAATTGACAGAATTGGGTGATTAGCCATGAAGATGACATCGATCGATTTTGACTACTGGTACTGTGGGGAGGACAACGACGACAACCTGCACTGCGGGTATTGTGCGAACGAGGTGGATGGACTGCCCAGTAACCGTAGACCAACGACGTTCACAGCCTACCCCATACTAACGCAGGATCACGTGCTCAGAAAAATACCGTCCGGGACTCCTATCTACGTGGCGGAAAGCCATGCGTCCATACTACAGTTGATTGTGGATTTGAAGGTTGATGTGAATGATCTAGAGATCTGGAACGTCGATCATCATTCGGATGATCTAGATGGTATCCTAGGTCGTATGAGTCCAATTCCGGGAATGCTCATCGATTGTAGTACGTGGGCCAGTGTGATCCAGGATATGGGCGCCACATACCGTTGGATTGTTGACTACGGGAAGAAGGGTGCATACGAATTCCTTCCTGATGATCCGGATGTTGTCTTCGTGTGCAAGTCGACAGTATGCTTGCACCGTACTGGGGATAGACCGTGGCACAAGTTTCTACGAGACCTCAAGGATCGTGCTGCTGATGGTGATCTCAGATTTATTGGGCATAGGGCGTTAGAGCTTCGAAAAAGACATCTGATGCACTTGTGGAGAAAAGGAGCGGAAGTGAGCGAAGATGGACCTGCAAAGAGCGCAGAGATTAGTGGAAGACACATGCAAAAAGCTATCTGAGCTGAAGGCAGAGCTGATGGGCCTGGAGACGGTAGACTCTACTCCTATCAGCGGTGAGCTGTCACAAGCCCAGTTCGTGGATATGATCGTGGCGCAGATCAATGAGCTGAGCAGGAAGTACGTGATCCATGCGAATGTGTACCAAAAGCGAGTGATGAGGAGTGAGTACGATTGTGGTGATGAGAACGCAAGATCTCGTTACGTGGGTCCAACATACACAACGATCACACTGAGCTACTATGAAAACGAGTTGCGGAAGAGATAGTAGTGTTGGCCTAGACTCGGATGATCTTTACGGTATGCGCTATTGGCATCCAGAGATGACCAAGTCTATGGCCGCACTAATAACGGAGGCCAGCTCATGCCAGACACGTTGTACAAGCAATGTAGGCTTCAGCGAGAGACTGGACATGGAATTGAGGAAACCACGACGTGGATTCCGATCATGTATGCCTTTCGCGGGAGGATCTTGTCCCTGAAACAGAAGAACGGTGAGTGGAGTAGTGGATGGAAGGTGATCCAAGCGGATACACCTACGACAGAGGATGTCGTAGAGATGTACGAACGGCAGCACCGGTGGACAAGAGAGGCAAGTGACATATGACGAAAGCCTACGACAAAACCCTAAGTCGAGTTGAGGACCGAATCCAGTCCAAGATCGTACAGTATCTTGGAAGTCCTAGATTTGAAGAGGATGTTGATTCCTTCATCAAGTTCAAAGTGCAGCGGGAGGTGAAGAAGAGGATTGAGTGGCTGATTGATCGAGATGTGAGCATGAAGGACACTATCCAATCCACGGCGGAGAAACTGCTGGAGAAGATACGAAAGACAAGGTTGAAGAAGAATGAGATAGACGCTTTGCTAGAGAGCGTTTCTGCCGACTACAAGTCAACTATAGAG